GGCGTCCGACATCCAGAAGGTGGAGGTTCCCTCGATGCCCTCGCTCTGGGCCAGCAACCCTTCGATATCCTTTGTGTACCGGCTCTTGGCCTGATTGAGTCTTGGGTTTTCACCGACACACTTGATGCTGTTTTTCCCGTTGATGCGGTAAACGATCTCCGTAATGCAGGCAATCTCACCACGCGCCTGCCCACCGGACAGGCTGAGAACATCCATCGGATCGATTGCCGGGTCTCCCGGAATCTCCGCCTCAAACGGTGTATAGGTCGTGGCAGACAGATGATTGATAATCGCCTGCACGGTCTCGCTGCGCTCCGTGGTGGATGCGATCTGTAGAAACGGATTTGTGCCGATGTTATAAATCAGGCCGTCGTCCGGTTCCACCTTGTAATACTCGGTCAGGCCCCCTGCCCGGTAGGTCGCATAGAGCCCGGTATATTTGGTGATGTAATCCGCGATCTTGGAGGAGTACCGCCACGATGCCGGAATATCCATCACCGGTGTATTGGAAAACGGGATGACCACAAGATTGCCCTGACGGTCAATCTGGCAGACGGCACACAGCACCGTCGATACCTGCGCGATCAGATCCCGATAGGTTTTCACATCATCCGTATTGGTATAGGACAGCCGCTTGGACCCATTTGTCATGGCTGCCACAGCTTCTTCGCTGACACCCAAGGTCACTCCGCAGGCGTTGCAGGCAAACAGCAGCCATTCATACGGCGTTCTGGTATTTCCGCTGTTAACCATGTTCTTCTCGAACTTCAGCATGTAATCATAGGCTTTCAGCTGAAGCACCGTCATCGTCCGCGTTGCCTCGGAGATGACAAACCTGCCCATCGGAATCAGTTCTTCCTCATACTGATGGCCCCAGGTCCTGTCCCGAAGAGAGTCCCAGGTCAAGGGCCGCAGATCATTCCAGATCCGCATGACCCGATGCTGGAACCCAAAGTACAAATCGATCACGGCATCGTACATGCTGTAGCGATCCACGTTCAGAAATAAGGAAATGTCCAGCTCTGCCGCATAGACCGATCCCATCTCCAGCGAGGTGGAACCGGAACAGGACCGGGTGAGGGTCCCGCTGCCTTTCACGATGTCCTTTTCCGTAAAGTGATAGACCCTCCCGGTAGGTGTCGTGATGGTTCCGTACCATTTGAACTTCCGAGTTTGGCTACGGATGGCCTCTTTATATTTCTCAGATACCTCATACATCGTTCAGGTCCTCCAAACTGAAGGAAACCATCCACAGACCGCCAGCACTCGTATCGTGTTTAAGGGATACTTTGAAACCGTCCATATACATGATGCCGGAGGAGAGAACCCCGGTTTCCGGATTCATCCACTCCACATTCAGGTACGGTTCTTTCTTCAGCCTCCTCAGCTTTTTCAGCCAGGTAACCGATACCGGCAGGCTTACAGAAATAGAGGGGACGCCTTCCCGGATCACATCCCGGATGGTCGTCCCCGCTTCCGTCACTCCGCCGCTGTCAGCAATGACATCGCTGTAGTCGACAGAATAGTCATCCTTCTGCACCGGGAGGGCCGTTCCGTTGATCTTCAGATAGGTTTGAAATGTCATGCCCTGCCTCCTGACCGCAGCGCCCTCCGCTGCTGTGCTGTAACGATCATTTCATCAATCAGGTTCCCTCCGATATAAACAGGAATAGTGATATTCCCGCCATCCGCCATCTGCATATTGTTATTGACCGCGCTCTGGATCATGTCCATCAGGGACGATACACCGACTACTGCTTCCGGCCCGGCCTCCCCGCCACCCAGCAGGTGATTCCCGGACGCTCCGAAGATCGTCGGGCTGTTAAGGATCATGCCGTTGTTCATGGCCTTCTTGTACCACTCGACACTGATGTGCGGGATGGAAGGCGGATTCAGGCTGAAGGAGCCGGAAATCGAAAAGTGTGGCAACTTGATGTGCGGCAGGCTCCAGCTGAAATTGAAGATGCTTTTCAGCTTGTTTACGATGCCCTGCACAAAGGACCACACCCCATTGAACACGTTTGTGAAGGTGGATTTGATCCCGTTTAAGATACTGCTCACCGTAGACTTGACCGCGTTCAGTCCGGAGGAGACTCCGGACTTGATGGAATTGATCACCGTGGTGACCGTGGTCTTGATTGCATTCCATGCTGTGGATACCGCCGTTTTTACTGCATTGAATACGGTGGAGGTGATATTCTTCACCTCATTCCAAGCCGTAGATACTGCGGTCTTCACTCCGTTTACCACAGTCGTGACGGCAGTTTTGATGCCGTTCCAGATTGTGGTCACGGTCGTTTTCACGGCATTGAACACCGTGGAAGTCGCGGTTTTGATCGCTTCCCATGCTGTGGTCACAGCCGTTTTGATTCCGTTGATGATCGGGTCCAGCGCAGACTTGATGGCCGTCCATACGGTTGTGATCACGGTTTTCACCGCTTCAAAAACCGTGGAGGTCGTTGTCTTCACGGCCTCCCAAGCCGTAGAGATTCCGGTCTTGATGGCCTCAAGCGCACCGGTAACGATCCCCTTGATCGCCTCCCATGCCGTTAGGATGATCTCTTTGCAGTTTTCCCAGATAAACTGGAAAGGCAGCGTGATGATCGTAAGCGCCGTAGAGAAAAACTCGCCGATCGCCATGATCGCCACTTGCACCACATTTTTGATGGTTTCCCATGCCGTGGACACGATTTCCTTCATGCCCTCCCAGATGCCGGAGAAAAATTCTTTGATCCCTTCCCACAGTCCTTTGAAGAATTCCACAAAGGCATTGAAAGCCTCCGGGATCGTCTGGGTAAAGAAGGTGGCAATCGCCTGTACCACAGTGGATACCGCTGTTTTGATCGCTTCCCACAGGTTAATCCAGAACTGCCGGAATTCCTCCGACGTATTCCAGAAATATATGAAGGCCGCGACCGCCGCAGCGATGGCCGCCACAATCAGTACAATCGGGTTGGCGAGGATCACGCCCCAGAGTGCCTGCAATCCGCCCATGAGTTTACTGCCAATACCCATGATGGAGGTGATCCCGGACTGGATCTTCGGAACCCATGTCATGATCGTACCGATGGAGGTCAGCAGCTTGCCGACAATGACAAGCAGAGGTCCTATGGCCGCCACTACCATCCCAATCTTCACGATGGTTTCCTGCTGGGCAGGCGTCAGGGAATTGAATTTATCCACGAGTCCCTGAATGAACGTGGCAACCTTCTGGATGGTCGGAGCCAGGGCTTCACCGATGGAAGTGACCAGAACATCGATGGAGCTCTTCAGTTTTTCCAAAGAACCGCCAAAGCCGCTCATCATGGCCTCAGCCATTTCATCCGTGGTCCCGGCACAGCTTTGCAGGGACGCGTCCAGTTCTGCAACATCCTCCGGTGCGGTGTTGATCAGGGCCAGCCACGGAGCCATCTGGTTTTTACCGAAGATGGCAGAGGCCGCCGCGATCTGCTCCGACTCGGAGAGCTTACCAAACGCATCGTGCAGTTCTTTCTGGATCTGGATGGAGCTCTTCATCGTGCCATCCGAATTGGTGACGGAGATTCCCAGCTTGTCCATCATCTCCGCGCCTTCTTTCGCAGGAGAGACAAGCCGGGCCAGACCGGTTTTCAGGGAGTTAGCGGCCTTATCCGCGTCGATACCGTTGTTCGCCATCACGCCCATATACAGGGCCGCGTCATTTACGGAATAGCCCGCAGATGAAAAGATCGGAGCTGCCACCGACATGGCATGGGACAGGCTGTCCACATCGAGCGCGGAATTGTTGCAGGCCGCAGCGAACACATCTGCATAATGGCCCGCATCTTCAAAGCTACCGTGAAAGCCGTTGATCGTAGCGACCAGCCCGGCAGACACGGTGTCCAGATCGCCGCCTTCACCAGCAGCCAGATTCATGGCCGGAGCCAGCGCAGATGCAGCCTGCTCCGCATCCAGACCGGCGCGGGCAAAGTTCAGTGTCGCGGTCGCGGCATCCTTCATCCCGAAGGTGGAATTTGCCGCAGCCTCCTTCATGGCCTTATTCAGGAGCTGGGCTTCTTCTTCGGTATTTCCCATCGTCTTGTTGGTAAGCTGCATGGTCTTATCGACCTCGGCAAAACTCGCCGCTCCTGCTGCACCAACAGCGGCAAGTGGAAGCGTGACGTGGGTCGTCAGGGTTTTGCCTGCGCTTTCCATCTTGCTGCCGAGGTCCTTCATCTTCTCACCGGCTGCCGCAATCTGCTGGGCCTGCACCGAGCCGAAATTCTTATATTCCTGTTCCAGACTTTTCAGGCTCTGCTCGGTCTCAGCAATTTCCCTCTGCAGGGCATCATACTGATCCTTGGAGATCGTGCCATCCTTCAGGGCCTGATCCGCCTGCTTGGAGGCTTCCTTCAGGGTATTCAGTTTTTCCTTCGTCGCCTGAATCTCCTGCTGAAGCGTTTTATACTTCTGGGAGAGAAGCTGCGTATTACCAGGGTCCATTTTCAGGAGCTTATTTACATCCTTGAGCTTGGACTCGGTTCCTTTGATTTCCTGATTGACACTTTTGAGGGAGGCTTCCAGCTTAGTGGTATCGCCGCCGATCTCAATTGTTATGCCTTTGATTCTGCCACCCGCCAAAGCTGTCGCCTCCCTTCAAAAATGGTTAAAACGCATCCATCTCGGCCTGCGTCCCGATCTGCGCGTAGTTCTGATCGTCGTTGTCGCTTTCGATATACATGTCGTTCACGAGCCCGACCGTCAGAAGGTCCAGATCCCGGATGGATATTCCGAGCTGGACGCATCTGAGCAGAAAGAGCGGAGTTGTCAGCCTTCGCTCGGTTGCGGGTCGTTTTTTTTAGAGACAGACTGTGTCTGCACATTGAGGCCCCACAAAGAGATGATCTCCGGGAGCACCTGATAGATGGAGAAAACGCTGAATTCATCCAGCCATTCCTCCGCCGTGTCCGGGAGAGACGGGTCCGCATGCTTTGCCATGAGATAGGCGATGTTCTCGAAGGTCTCCAGCGAGAACAGATCGAGATTGCTCTCTTCGGCAGCGTTCTCGTTCAGCGCCTTCTCCAGCTTCATGAGGTCTTTGAAAATGTCGCGTCCGTATTTCACACGGTAGATTCTTGGGATGGCGGCAGATGCCTTAAAGGGCACCTGCTTACCATCGATTTCGATTGTCCTTGTCATGCTCATAGCCCGGTCCTCCTTATCCCACAGCGGAACCATCGTCGATCACCGGATCGGTCGGCAGGTACACAGCGCCATACCAGCCCTGGTACACAGAATCCGTGGTGTCGTCACCGGTCTTGGCCTTCACGACACCGTTCGCCATCGGAGTTGCCTTGATGGAGAGGGTCTCGGTCTGGACTTCGACTTCCTCTTCATTGGTCTTGGACTCCACGCTCGGACGGCTGGCCGCACACTTGTACAGGACGTGGCGGATCTTACGGATGTCACCGTCGAACTCGAAAAGCAGCGCGAAGTTCACCGTTTCGGTGTTCGCGTTTTCGATCAGAACGTTGTTGGCATCCAGCTTTTCGCCCAGCACATCGGTACGGAAAGACTCCGGCACCATCGCCAGTTCCAGGTCGCCCTCGTAGCCCATGTTGTTGCCGATGGTGTAATAGGCGTAGCCGTCCGCATAGAAGTTGGTAGGCTCGCCGTTGGCGTCCAGCGCCAGAGAAACAGCACCCGGCATCGGCACCGGCGTCCCGAAGGAGAATGTCCCGTCATCCGCGATGGTCAGGATCGCGTAGTGGACATTGCAGATATTGAATTTGACCTTATTCTTTTTCTTCGGCATGATTCATACCCTCCATTTCAAATTGGTAGAGGACCTCGTAAAGCCGCTCGGACTCTATCCAGACCTCCGACTTCTGATAAAAAACACCGTGCCCATCCAGCACGGTCTCTACGCTGCTTTCCAGATCCGGGTCCTTCCGGTCGGTGTACAGTTCAATATTGATCTGATCGATCTTGAAGTAATTCCGGCCATCCGCAGCAAAGTTGTCGCTGCCGGAGGTCAGGAAACAGATAAATGGCGGATCGGGTGATTCTCCCTCAGCGAAGTGATGGTAGGCAAAGGGCAGCCCGATCTCCTCCATGATTGCGACAAGTCTTTCCATCACAACCTCCCAAGTTCTCGTTCAATGTTCCGCTCCAAAGACTGGATCGCCGTTTCCTCTGCAGGAGCGATGTGGGGGATGGCGGCCACCCGGCCACCGCCTCGTTTCGCATGGCCGTTCTCCAGCAGGTGTGTCAGCATGTAGCGGTTTTTGGAATGCACCGTGACCTCCA